CTGGCTCTAGATGTCGCCGCCAAAGGCTCCAAGGTGCTTTTTTACACGCTTGAAATGTCTGACAAGGAAGTGTGTCAACGCATGTTGTCGTGCCTTGATTATTTGATGTGCTTAGAAAAAGGTGGCACGCCTCTCACTTATGGGCACATCATCAGACAAATCAAAAATGAAGAGCAAGAGGAGCGGATTCGATCAATTCCAATTGAGCGCATCGCAGAAAATTTTATCTTTACAAATACATACAATGTGTCGCCAACTCAAGTTGCAACAAAAATTAAAACAGAAAAGCGCAGAAACAAAGATCTCTCCTTGGTGATTATTGATTACTTGACGCTGATGGATCTTGATTCAGATTCGACAAAAGCTGAAACCAGAGCGCTTGCAATTGGTGCGGCAACACGAAAGCTGAAAACAGTTGCGCTACAAACAGGTGTTGATATTCTTGCTGTTTGTCAATTAAACAGGGGTGTTGAATCAAGAAATGACAAAAAACCAATGCTTTCTGATCTTCGTGAATCAGGGCGTATCGAAGAAGATGCTGACATGGTGATCATGAATTATTGGCCTTGGTATTACGACAAGAATGAAGACACAATGCGCTATGAGTATGCCGTTGTCAAAAATAGAAAAGGGGCGACAGGAACATGTGAAATTTCCTTCGCCAAAGAATTTTACGCAATGACGGAGCGTGCAGAGTGAATCATTCTTCTCGTAACACACCATGCCCAATTTGCCATAGAAATACGGACGACAAATGCAGGTGGAATGATGAATTTATACTTTGCTACGACGGTGATTCTTTTGCGCCCCCTCAGCATTTGCGTATTGGCGACAAAATAAAAGTCAATGCAGAAACATTTACATTATGCTCAACGCTATCAGGATTCGCTGGAAGCTCTCATTGTTTTGCGCTTGTCGATGATTTTAGCTATCGCTTTCTGAAATATGAAGACAAGCGCACGTACAGAGTTCAATGCGTGCGCGTTATGAAAGAATTCCTGCAAAGAAAAAAGTCAATTGATCTTTCTGTTAAGTTTATAGGGTTAAATGACAACTTGCAGGTATATAGAGTCGATGAACTGTTGGATCTTAAGTTGATTGCTCAGAAATGCAAGTCCCAAGCAGAACAGCTTTTAGTTTACGCCTCAGCGAATAAAAGATATGTCGTTGACTATCTTTCGCATGTGAATGCGATTTTTAAGGCAGAGAAAACAGCAATTGATGCGCTTAATAAGATTTGTATTTTTGAAGAAGAGTGGCTTGGTATGCGTGAATGCAATACAGTTAGCAAATGACCAATGAACCGCTCAAAATCAGCCCTGCGCCAAATTGGGTGTCAATCTTCACGCTGCACCCTGAGTTAGATTCCCCAGGATATGTAGAGACATTTCTTGAAATTCAAGAAAATCCATATATAAGACCAGGTACAGATAAAAAAGAAAAAGCAATAGAGAAAAAGAAAAAGAAGAAACTTGGACGCAATGAAAAAATTTAAAAATCGTCCCAGTTTGATTCTTTTCTTTTTTCAAATTCGTCAAGCGTTACTTTTTCAAAATCAATTGGCGCAACGGGAATTCTTTTTGTCATATGTTTGTGAGATGAATTTTCTTCTGTGCTAAGTCCATTAATTTCGCAGTATTTTTCGTACCACTCCTGAACCATTCTTCTGTCAACAAAGCCCTGCATCAAATTTGCAATAGCTTGCACGCTTTCGCCCTTTTCAAAAAGCAAATTCACCGTCACTCGCAAGATTCGATTGAGTGAAGTCGAAGCGCGTGTTGGCATTTTGCGGTGAATAGGTTGACAGGTCGTACAATCTGATGCTACCTTGCATCTGTTCAACACACAAGGCGGCATGTCCGTTCATCAGAAACTCATGCAGGCGCGTATCGCGCTTCAAGGTAAAAAGCTTTCAAAAAGCGGTAAGAACAAATTTGCTGGATACAATTACTTTGAACTTGGGGATTTTCTCCCCACTGTTCAAGAAATCTTTATGTCGCTCGGTATTTCGGGTGTTGTCAGCTACGGCAAGGAAGAGGCCACGCTAACCATCACCGACTGCAGCAACCCAGACGACTGCATTGAGATCTCAAGCCCCATGTCCAGCGCTGCTCTCAAAGGAGCGCACGAGATTCAGAACCTGGGCGCTGTGCAGACCTACCTGCGCCGCTACCTTTGGGTGACGGCCATGGAAATCGTCGAGCACGATGCCCTTGACGCCGTTCTAGGCAGCGATGTAGGCACTGCAGCACCTAAGGCAGCCCCTACTCCAGCGGCAATCCGGAAGCCTGTTGACGAAACCCCTAGCGGCCTCCCCGCCAGCGTTGCCTTTGCGCCCACGTCAGTCAACGAGAAGCTTGAAACCAAGCTGATGGATCTGGGCATCACGCAGTACGGGATCAAGACCGTGCTGACAATCACCGAATCTCTGAGCCTCGCCGAAATCCCTGAAAACAAAGCGACGGCGTTGCTGAAAGCAGTTGGCAAGGATCATGTCAAGATGTTTAATCAAGGCAAGAACAGCAAGGGCGCGCAAATTATTCCCGAGCCCGTCAGTGACAAAGTGAGCACCAAGTCAATTGATGATCTCGCAAAAGCCGCTGAAGATGCTTTCGGCGATGATTGAACTAGATAGCGAGGGCACGCTTCTGTGCCCAAACTGTAAAGGCGAGTATCTGCATCAACTTTCCGCACAGGCTTACTTCGTTGATGCAGAAGACTCCGACAGAGGGAACGCCTTTGAGATCTCAAAAAGTTGTGTGCGCTCTATCCCGATGAGGGATAACCCAAGCGCAAGAAGAGATGGGATTCGCATCGTCTTTCACTGCGAATGCTGTAGCGCTTCTCCTGGTTTGACTGTTGTTCAGCACAAGGGTCAGACAATTGTGTCTTGGGAATCAAACGGTTAATCGTCTTTCTACAAAATGACACCACCAAGAGTTACCTTTACTGTTCCGCAGGCGGTATTCGACAAAATCGTTCAGTTGTCGCAGGCGACTGATATGAGCATCTCTGGAATTGCTAACAGAGCGGTTCGTGAATGGATAGAGCAGAATTACAAAGAAATTCTTGCTTTTTACGCAAAAGATAAACCAGCGCCACAAGAGCGCTGGAAATAGCAATTAAGCAATCAATCAATTGAGTCAATCATCATGAAAGAAAACGCTCTCGTCGTATTCATTTTTACAGCTCCAGTTGCTGCAGTTCTTGCTCTTGTTCTTTGGGGGATTCCTCAATTAGGTGTCTACAACCGTACTCTTGCCGGCAAGGCTTCGCTTATGGAGGCTGAAAGCACTCGCCAGGTGAGGGTGCTTGAAGCAAAGGCGAAAAAAGATGCAGCTTCGCTTGAGGCTGATGCTGAGATCGAACGTGCTAAGGGCGTCGCCGAAGCTAATCGCATCATTGGCGATTCACTAAAAGACAACCCGCGATATTTGCAGTATTTGTATATCGTGGGTTTGCAAGAGGGTAGCGAAAAAGGCAATCGCACAATTTATGTGCCAACTGAGGGTGGCATTCCTGTTCCGACGTTGGGTATTGAACAATGACACATCACCCCATCACCCCATCGCCGGAGCTGGTGAGCAAATGGTGCTATGAAGACGGAGAAGAAATCAAATCCTCTCCACGCTGGTTCTTTTCTGTTTGCGCCAAAGCCGCCCAATGGGGCGCAGATCAAGAGCTGGAGGCGTGCTGTGAGTGGGTGAGTCAATGGGCCCCACGTTGGCCAGACGGTACGCGCACCGAAGATGAACTCCGCGCCGCCCGCCGCCCCAAGCCGCCGAGCTTGAAGGAGCAGGCACTGGAGCAACTAGACGGAATCAGAACTGTATTCCGCGTATCTCACGGCGGCGACCTCGTGTGCGACATCATCCTCCGCGCACTGGAGCAGCTCGATGACTGACCCCGTGCTCTTCTTTGTAATTGTTTTTGCGATTGGCGCCATCGCTATCTAGGGTGCCTTTTCTGAGTAGTTGCTTCCACTTCTATGTCTGAACTTTCACCCGCCGCGCAAGCAGTGCTGAATGCCGTGACGCTTAAGCGCTACGACGTGCCGTATTACGCCTGTCCGAAGTCGATTGACCAGATCA